GCAAGCGAGGACACGGTAATCCAAGGCGGAAACACCCCGGCCACGGCGGCTATTCCCCTCATGTCGGATTCGCTTAGGGCCTCCTCGCTTCCGGTGACGTCCGCGGCAAGGATAAACTGCACGTTTTTCATGTAATAAAACAGGTTCCTCATGTTCTGCGTCATGCCGTTAAGGACATAAACGCACGCCTTGACGTAAAATCCGTCAAGCTCCGCGCATAAGTGCCTGAAAAGAGCCTTGACGCCCATGCTAAGCCCCGCTTCCGTTGTACGTAACGGACGTAAGACGTGAAATCTTTGTTCTGTCCGTCTCGATGTATGCGGTTTCTGCTCCTGCGGCGTTCTTAAGAGCCACGTCAAGCAGCGTTACGGATTTAAGCCGCAGCGCCGTTACGGCGTCATAAAAATCTTTTTCCGTTATATACCGGGACCATTTAACCGGAGATGAGTATGAGGCAAGCGCTGACGCTACTGCTGACTGTATTTCGCCTGAGGATATTACGGAAGCGTCGTATGTGTATGTGAGCGTTACGGAGTAATCAGTGCTGCCGAAGTTAACGAAATGTACGGGGTACTGTCCGCCTGCAAAGCAGTCTGCCGCGTAGTACACAGTTCCTGCCTGCGCGTCTCCTGTGTCCAGCGTGGGAAATATTCCGTAGGACGCGACGGTTTCCGCCACGCTTTCGTCCGCGTTTCCGCGTAACGCTATAAGCATTGTGTACGGAGGAAGAGAGTATGAACCTACAGTGACCGCCGCAGCGGAGGCGTTGAAGGTTACAAGGGCGTCGTATATGTACGGAAGATTTTTAAGTGCTGTCTGCATTTCAACGGTCAGGTTTTCCCTTGTCTGGTCCTTGTTGATTCTTGACCGGAACTCCACGTCAGTCTCGTCTTCATATCCTAAATAGCTTGAGTTGTCGGCGCAGGAAAAGCTGAACGCGTCCGGAACCGTTAAAGCGTTGTCGGAGGAGTCGGCCGCCGTAATTACTATGGACTGCTGGGCGGTTACATGATAGCTGCCTTTAGCGGACGTAATGGCAATAAGCGTAGTGCTTGCAAGCGTGTCCACGGTTACAGGAGTGTTCAGCGTAAAACTGAAACCCGTATCCGCGTCGAAAGCATATGTGTAAGTTCCTGCAGGAAGGACTGCGGAAGAACCCGACGTGTTCGTCGCGTATATTACAAGGGAGCTTCCCTTGCCTGATATCCTCTTTGTTCCCGCAATCTTCGCTATGCTGTCTAAATCGCCGGAGGAGCAGTACAGCGGGTTGAACTTGTATGCGAGCGTGACGCATATATTGTTTATGGTCTCAAACCCGTAGGCAGCTGCTTTAAGAATAAGATAAATTACGTTGGAGTTAACTCGTTTTATCTTCTTAGGAGCGATGTAGGAGTCAAATTTGTCGCAAAGGCTCGTCAGAATCTCCGAATATGTTAAAACCGTCATACTGTAACCTCTATGTAATAGCCCAGATTCCCTTCATTATCTATTGTAAACGATACTGACAGGCTTGTCGATACCGAATAAACGGCTGTCTGTATCTGGGACATGATGACCGACACCGCCGTCTCCCCTATTATAGACTGCGCCCACTGGACTCCGTCTTCTAGCGCCAGAGGGTCGCTTCCTTTCTGCTTAAGAGACGCGATTACCGCCTGCTGCTTAAGCTCGGCCGTCCCTTCGACGGTCTGTGCTCCTGTTATAACGCCTCCGTCTTCAATCAGCTTAAAGTCGAATATTCCGTCGACATAAGCCTCGGCCGTTCCGCTTTCAGGCTGGAGGACTGTTTCTTTTGTGTAAATGCTTACGTCCATTATGACACGCTCCCTATTCCGGGGGCAGTCGTGGCTCCTGTCTGGGCCGCAGCGCTTCCTGTAGTCGACACGGCGACGCCCGCGGGAGTCGTCACCACCATATTGGCTGTCAGGTAGTCCACCACGGCGCCTCCTATTTCTTCCCAGTTGCTTTTAAGCTCGGTGTACGCCTCGCTTGAGAGGGAGGAGTGCTTTGCTTTAAGGACCGCGGCTACCGCGTCCCCGAGAGCTTTTCCGTTCATGGCCATTGTATATCTCCTTGCCCGCTATGTAGAGGGGTCTGTCGTCCCTGTTTTAAGTGAAGCGCACAGGCACTTCGATATGTCAAGCTGCGGGAAATTAACCCACGACTGCGTGCTTCCTTCCCCTATTATGGGGGTTGAGGTCATGCAGGTGCTTAAGTCCGTCACGAACTTCTGCAGTGCGGTGTTAAGCTCCGAGTACCTCATAAGGTTGTCGTCGCTGCCGTTAAACTCCATTCCCGCGGCGGTGAACGCCCGGTTTCCTTTAGTTGTTTCGGTTTCATTTCCCGACACAGTCTTCACGAGGTTAACTGCGTGCTCAACGTCGTTTCCGCCCGCGTCTTTGGTTGTATTCCCGATTCCGACGGTTACGTCCGTGTCCGTAACTGCCGCCGAGTTGTAGGATGCGGTTTTTATTGTCCCTATCTGGAGCGCCAGGCACCCACATTCTTTGTAGCCGTCACCGCCCTGAACTCCGCTTGACGCAGTGTACATAAGGGGGGCTATATCCTTCGGGTGCAGGAGCAGCACGTGGTCTCCCTTGTGCGGCGTGACGTTCAGCTCGAACAGCTCGCCTGTAAGGGACGTGAACTTTGCGGGAACCGTGCGGTTACCGCCTCCCTGGTTGACGGAGAACGTTACAAGTATCTCCGTGGCGGACAGCACCTCTTCAATGTATCCGTAGGACACGGCATAAAGGCTCTTAATAACAGCGCGTATTACCGGAAGTATCCCGCTGTTCTGCGCGAGGCTTAACCCTGTATAGTTCATTCTTTGTAGACCTCCGATACCGGCGTAAGGGACAGCGTGCACTCGTTCTTATCGTCCACAGTCGCAAACGAAAACTCGAACATGAAGCACGTGAAATACTGCGCCGTGGTAATATCCGATGTATAGTATGCCACAAAATCGCTCATAGCGAAAGAGGACGGGAAACTGAGCGGGTACATGAGGGGGAATATCCCCTGCCACGGAATGACCGCCTTAGTTATCGCGCCGTAGGTTATGGAGTTTACGCACGGAAGCATTACCGCGGCATTTTTCAGCGTCTTCTGCGTAAGCTCGGAGTACACGTCTACGGACAGCGCCTGATTTATTACGCTGCCGCTTGAGGCGTCGTATAAATCGTCTCCTTCATAAACGTACAACGCCTGGTGTGCACTGCTTCCCGACGAAGCCTTCATTTCAGACACTGTAGGAGCGGCTTTCTGGAACGGCGTATACACAGTGCGCCACGACATCGTGGGAAATATCCGTGCAGCTATCAGCTCAAGCATTGCGTCCGCAGTCGGAGCTGAAAGCGTGATATACTGTGCGAGCACTGCTTTTATCTCGGTTTCTATGGAAGCCGTGTCGGCTCCGGAGGAGCAGTATTCCTTAACAAGCAGGAACAGCTCCGGGGGAAGCTCGTATCTGAGCACGCCCACTCCGACAAATACTTTCTGCATATAAGAGGCGCAGCTTTCCGGAATCCACGCCACGGAGTCAAAAGAAAGCGAGCCTGAATCCATTTTATCTTTTATTGCCTTATACCCTTCCGTGCTTATATACCCGCCGTCCTCCGCTAAGGACGTGTAAAGGCTCTGCCAGTCAGCGAAAGCCCCTGCGGCAAAACCTTTAGTCTTCGCCCCGAAGTCTTCATAGTATCTTCTGGACACCAGAAAATAGAAAAGCTGTTCGGCGAACGTGGGAGCGGACAGGCTCACTCCGAGGAAATCTTTCTGGGAACATGAGTCAAGGGAATATACGTCTTTATAGCACATAACAGCTTTGTACATTCTGTCCACAGCCTCGCTTTTCATGAGCGTGGTATACATCGGGTTAATTTCGCTCAGGCGCGGCAGAGAGGACTTCGCCTCCGCGGGAACGCATTCTATTACAAGCTGTCCGTCAGGGTTCTGGGAGGACTGGTAGACAGCGATTACAGACGCCCTGATAACTGTGACAGAGCTGCTGTCTCCGTAAAAGGACAGGTACTGTTCGTACGAAAAGTTACGCTCGTTCTTTTCCCAGTTATAAAACTGTTCTATGTACCCTACGTGTATTTCAAGCTCCTGGAACGGAAACTTATCAGCGGAAAATGACGTTATGGAGGCGCCGCTTGACACCGGAATAAAGTTGTCAAGCGTTACGGTGACTGTAGGTATGACACCTCCTTTATGGACCGAGCCTTCTATGAGTATCGACGGCTTCTGCGGGCACCGGGCGAACTCGGCGGCGCCTGTGTTTTTATCGGAAACAGACACGGCCTCATAGTCGCTTCGGAGCGTGATGGCGCCGCTGTAAGGGTCCTTGCTTAAAGGAACTCCCATTTTATCCGTCTTTCCGCAGAGGAAGCGGATATTGATAATCCGGTTGAACATGGCGTAGCCGTCAGCAGCCTCCGGATACGAGCTGTTATACTCAGCGTACAGCACAGGGCTACTCATTGTACGACACCTCGAACGTTACTAAGCTGAGAGTGTCGTCAGACAGCGGAACGCCCAGAAGCGACGTGTCTGAAACAGGGGTTACAGTGCAGCACGTGCCCTCGGCTCCTATTACGGAAGGCTGCAGCGTCCTTGTTTCGTTTCCGTCAGTGTCAGTGACCGACAGGAAAATAATGTACCCTGAAACAGGGGTGGACAGCGAATCCGTGTATTTAACGTTCTCATCTACACGCCTTACATGGAAGTACACGCCTGCTTCCAGCTCGTATTCATAGTCATTATGCTCCAGCGCGTCAAGCGTCAGTGAAATAGAAGTCTGCATTAGAAGTTCCCCAGCGCGTCGGTTATTCCCTTAGCAGCGGAAGCAACGGCCTCCTGCTGCACGGCGTAGTACGCGCTTAGCTTTGTCGTTATATTTTTTGAAGGTGATATGACCGTTACCGGAAGCTCCGTCAGGTCTATGGTTCCTTCATAAAAATCGCTGTTCTCGCCTTTTTTGACTAAGTTAAGCCCGGTAATCACAACCTTTTTGTACGCCCAGTCCGTCCAGTGCTTGTAGCTTAGAATATGGTTTCTTTCCTTCATGTAAGCGAGGGAGTTTTTATTGTACTCTATAGTCAGAGCGTTGAAAAAGTTTCCGGATATCCCCACGCTCTTAAGCGCCGTTGAAAGGACGGAAGATGTAATCTGCTTCGCAGACGACGACGCGTTGAGCGTTGCGAGCAGCTCCAGAACGGTATTTACCAGAGAGGAAACCTGTTTAGCAGACTGGATACCGATATTCTGCAGCGTGTCTGACAGCGTTCCGGCGGTTCCTGTCTGCTCAGCGAACGCTTCCACAGTGGCTTCCACCGTCCGCGTCAGAGGCGAAAAAAAGTTCGTGAGGGACGCCGCAGGCACAAGGCATGAAATCCGGTACGTCTTCGGTTTTCCTACTATATTATCCGCTACAGCTGAAAGCTGCGCCCGCTGCACACCTGCGGCTGAAAGACCCGTGTCAGAGGAATAGGTGACTATTTTCTTAGAGGCGACATCGGCGGAATGCGTTTCGCTTTCCTCCTGTTCGTAAAAGAAACACAGCGGAATAGTTGACATTTTCTGCGTTATAACCCAGTCAGGGTCGTAAAGAAACGACATATGCTCGAAAAGGTCAAGCGCTTTAGACGTTGTCCTCAGCATTGTTCCTATAAACAGGCCGTCCAGCCCGCTGGCCTTAATTAAAGGCGCTCTGTTATCGCTCATGGCCTGTTACCTCTTCCGTATACAGATTGAAGCTGCCGGCTGTTAACCGTGCTTTCCGTAATTCCTTTATTCTTAACCGTAGAATCCCCCGCGGCCCCTGCCACCTTAGTCTCCGACGATGAGCCTGTAACGGCCGCTTTAAGCCCTTCGTCCGCCGTCACGCTTACATCGATATGCGACGTGGTGTTAAGATTAATAGACTGCTGCGCCAGGGCTTTAAGCTGCGGGGCAATGGGAGCCGCCTTAAAGCCTCCCGCGTCCAGCCCCATGCGTACAGTGTCCTTATCATCATAAAAGGTCGTAATATAGAAGCCCGCGGACGCGGCCGCCGTGTTCATGGCCGCAGCCGGAGACTGCACGCTTTTTCCTTTATCCAGCGCCTCTTCGTTTTTCGACACTGTGTCCGCGTAGCTCGTGGCGAGCATCAGGTCGGGAAGAGCTGCCATGAACCGGCTGTACAGCTCCTGAACCTTATCGTAGTACTTATCCCCTTTCGGAAGTTTTCTCGCGACGTCTGTAAACTGTCCGGCCGCTGTGCGCAAATCATGCGCTGACATAGAAGATGCAAGGGAAGGGTCGTTAATTACGTCCGCTATGGCATTCCCTTTGCTGCGTATTCTCCAGTCTATTCCGGTATTCCCCTGAATGTCCTTAAACTCCCTGCTCAGCGACATAAGCTCGGGCGTCTGGAACAGCTTTAAAGAATTATCTTTCATCTTAGCCACATCTGAGGCGTACATATTTTTAACGTCTTCTTTATCCCCGAACCTGGCCATCAGGAACCGGTTTACAGCGTCTACCCAGCCGCCTTCCTGAACCCACGCCGCGAACTTAATTTTAAGCGTGTCAAGTATAGACGCAAGCTGGCCCATGGCGGAGTACAGGCTGTTAGCCTTAGCTATGTCCCCTGATGAAGGGGCGAACACGACGGAACGCGATGCGGGTTTGTTCATTCTTGCGAATAAATACTCCGCCATCGCCTCCTCTGATATGCCGCCGAATCCGTTGGCGTTCATGAACGCCACGCTTTCAGACATGGCTTCTTCTGACGTTTTATATTTTGTGTCGGACAGTATGCTCTGCTTATTTCCGGCTCTTTTAAGCATCTCGGAAAGAATAGCCTCGTATACTCCGGCTGCTGTTTCGCCGTTCTGTTTAGTGGCGTAGTCTGCTATTTTAGTTACAAGGCTGCCGCCTTCCCCGAAGATAGCTGCTCCTTTAAGGGACCCCAGGTTCTGCTGCATTAACGCCGCGTTGCCGAACTTAGACGCTATGTCTGCAATAGCCGAAACCTTCGTTCCTTTTTTAAGCCCTATTATCTGGTCGCGGGCGTTATACCGGGCGGCGGCTTCTTTTGACACACCTGCCCTGAGGGAGTTTACGGTTATTTCATGGGCGGAAGCCGCCCCCTGCTTCGCAAGCGCGTAAAGTTTCAGCACCCCCGCGCAGATGATGGCAGTAAGAGTTACAAGGCGCCCGAGAAAAGACGACGCTTTCCCCTCCATGCTGCTCTTGTTCCGGCTTCTGATTTCCTTATTCTGCCTGTCCACGAAATCTTTAGTGATTCCCTCGTCTGCGGCTTCCGGAGTGTATGTAAAAAGAGAGCTGCGCTCCCTTGAAAGCCTGCCGCTTTTTATTGCCTGGGCGTGCCTCTGGGCTTCCAGAAACCTGCGTTTTCTTATAGTGTCAGCCGCGGTGTCAAGGCGGTCCGGCTGCCGTTTACGGTTGAGAGTGTCGATGGTTTTTCTGTATTTTTCGTACGCAGCTATTCCTGAGGGAACTTCAAGGTTCCCGCCCGAGTCTACAAAAAGACCCGAGCGCAGTGCAGCCGACCTCTGCGCGGCGGCTGTGCGTTTCGTTAACGCTGAAAGGGATATGTGCCCCATCTCCACGTTCTTTGTGATGATGCTGGACTTCCGCGCGGAAGACGGCGCGATGGACTTTGCGCGTGATATGCGCTTAAGCTCTGTCTGTACCATCTCTTTATCACGCTTAAGAGCTGTTACGGTGAGCTCCAGCTGTTTTAATTCCTGGTTATAACGGACGCTGTACCCGGATAGTCCGTTCTTCGCAGCCTCCGGGTCGTTGGCTTCCAGCATCTTCATGAGGTTCTGCCCGCGGCGTATCCCTGTCTGCAGGTACCGCGCCGGCTGGGAGCCTCTGTACCGTACTGCCGGAATGTTAAGCTGCTGTGTAAAAAATCCGTTGTCCTTATCGTCCATGGTTGTTTCCGTTCCTTATCGCTGCAAGTTTCGTGCAGTATTCCTGTATATCCGATTGTACACCCGAATATACAGAAAAGTCCATAAGGTCCTGAAACGAAGACGGCGGCGTCTTGAACCGGTCAAGGTACGCATAATATGAGTATAAAAATCCGGTTGCGTAGTCTTTAGCTACTCGTTCTTTGGCGTAGAGGGATTCGCTTGTCTCTCCCTGTCCGTTCCCCACGTTTCGGGAGGGAGAGGGAATTTTTTTAGCAGGAGCTCCTGCATGAACTCCATGAGCCACGTCATGACAATAGGGTATTTGTTAATAAAATCAACGCCGTGCATATCCATGTACCTGTTGGTGACGATGAAATTAGACACGATGCTTTCGGTTCCGTCCATCGCCTTGAGCTTAATGACAACGTGCTTTCCTGAGAGCTTCTGCATGGTGATGTCGAACATCAGGTCAAAGTTCTTAATGTCTTCAAGTATGCGGCATTCGTCTATGAACGGAATGACGGCGAAACCGTCCGGAAACTCGAAGACAATGCGGTTCTGCTTAACATCTTCCCTGATTACTTCAAGAGTCCGGCTCCGCTCTAAAATCTCGGCGTCAAGCCGTATTCTCCGGGGGTCGGAAAGATTCCCCCCGCTTTTTACGGCGGGGGAAAATGTTTTGATTGCTGGGTTCATAGGTTCTCCTTAAAACGTCCTGTCGACGCTTTGTTCTCTGTTCCGAGAAGTTCTACGGAGTTTCCGTCAGAGTACACAACGCCGAGCATATCATTGTCGGCGTTAATGCCTGACAGCGTAGTGGCGTCCGCGTTGACGATTCCGCTGGTAAGCGAAGTGTCGTTGATGTCGGTATCCCCGACGGCAGTTCCGATAGTAGCTGCGTCAGCTCCGCCCTGGTTAATGCCGAGCTGCTTGAAGATTGCGGTTACACCGGAGTCATTTCCTGCGGCCCAGATGCTCTGAGCGGAAGCCGCGGAGTCAGCCACAGTAACAATCCAGCCTGCATACAGCAGCTGGACTGAATAAACCGGAACATCATTTCCTACTTTAATCTTCTGGGGGACATTCTTTATTGAAATGCCGTAGTAGAAAGTAGTAATGCATTTTCCGTTGATATACTCCGTAAGCGTCAGAACGCCTCCGACAGTGTCCTTGGAAGCAGCGATAAGCTGCATGGCGGCTATGGCGTCCCCTGACCCTACAAGTCCTGTTGTGGGAACAAGCTGCATATTGATGGTGCCTGCTTGTATGTCGTTGGTGATAGTTACGGTTGAGCCGTCTACCATTACGACCTGCTTCGAGGAGTCCATGAGCGGCTCAGCTCTGAAATACTCGTCGTCGAGTTTACAGCTGGACGAAATGTCTATTTCGTCATAAGAGCCGTCAATTGACGCGTTTCCGGTGGCAAGCTGCCCTGCCAGATACGGGTGGCGCAGCTTTATCGAGCTTCCGCCGGCGGTCTGGAAAGACGCCCTTTTACTTTTTCCAGCTAAGTTATTTGCAAATGACATCTAATACGCTCCTTTACGCTGAGATTGTTCCTGAGATAGTGACCTTATGCAGGTCGTCCACATACTCCGCGCTCCACCCCTGGGTCACCGTAAAGCTGTCCTTTCCTGTCTGCGACGAGTAAACCGGGAAGTTAAGCTGTACGGACGTCAGGCGCCCGAGAGACGCGAACACTGCCAGCTGGGAAGTAAGGATTGCTTTTATCTCGCTGTACGCGTTCTCGCTTTTCAGCACAGGGCTTGTAAGAGTGGACGTAGATGTAAGCCATTTCGCCACGGCCTGCGAGCAGTGGTAGTCTATATACTTTCCCACCATAGGGGCAAGAACCGGGCAGGCGTCGATTACAGAATCCATGTGCGACAGGATAGAGTTGTTCAGCGTTCCGTCCGCAATGGACATTAAGTAGCCTACGTTCTTTCCGTCAAGGATAGTGTACTGGGCCTGCGTCAGGTTGTCGTTGGCGTCGGAATTGAGCGCGTTCGGAAGTCCTGTAGGCTTTATGCTGTCTCCGGAAAGACGTATGTAGTCCAGTTTGTTCGCACAGTAAACACCCTGCGCGTTCACGGCTGAAAAGTACAGCTTAAACACATACGGTATATAGTATACGCTCTCTGAGTGAATGCAGATGTACTCGCGCTTTCCTGAAATAAGGCACATGGCTCCCCAGAAATAAACGCTGCGCGGGCTTGTTACGCCAGCTATCGTCACATCAAGGGCTGTCATCGCCGCTTTTTCCTGCGCCGCAGTGTAGCTCATAATTGAACACGCGTTCACAGCCGAGTCTGCAAGGCTTACTTTTACGAACGGAATAGTCGCGCTCATAGTAGTTTCGTTTTCTACCAGATAGGACAGGCAGAGAGCAAGGTCGAAGTAGTGAGAGTCGTCATATTCGCTTCCGGTAGTTGTGCTAACGCTTCCGTCATAGTGCTCGGAGAACATGAACTTGAAGTACGCGGCTGAATAAACCTTATTAAACGCCGCTGTAAGCGGTGAAAAGTCTATGGCTTTTGTCCCGACAGTCAGGTACGTTCCGAAGTCGTTCAGCGTACAGTAGAATACGGCGACATACAGCGTTACCGCGGTGTTCGCCCCGTCGTTGAACACAGGAGCCCACTGGGACAGCAGCTCCCCTGTAAGAACGTCCGCGTAGTTATCGGCTGTAACTGTTTTAAGTATTACACCGGTAGGAGTAAGAGACGTTCCGTCATACCCTACAATATTCGCCGCCGCCAGAAATGACGGAACGAACACCATAAGGGAGTCGAATATCTCGACGGACGTGTCGTCTTCTGTTACAGTGATGCCCGACGTAAACTTAACGTTACGCTGTGCGACGCTGCCTAAATAGTTATACTGCATTTATCATTCCTCCCGTAAGTCACTAGCTTACAGTTCCTTGTGCGAGCGATACGCCCGTAAGCGTACTCTGGTTAAGCTGCAGGCTCTCCGTATAGTTAACACGGAGCCGGACGTCCCACGCTAACGCCGAGTTATGCCCGTAATAATCGATTACACTGCACATAATGGGCGATATATAATCAAGCATCCGGGCATTACACTCTTTTATCCATATATTAGCGGTGTCTGTCCGGCACGTCAAGAAGTGGAACAGCTTCGCAAGCTGCTCTCCCTGCGCTCCGATGAACCGCACGAAAACCACAGCGACTTTTACAGCCACGGCCTCGGCGTTATACGCCCTCTGGTCCTGCGTTACCCTGTTATCCTCTTCTATAATGTATTCTATGAATGTGTCTTTAGACGTCGGGCTTATAGGGTTAACGTAATTGTGCAGCATAGGGATAATGTACTTATCCCCCAGAGCGTCTATGGCCGCCTGTTTTTCAGGGTCTTCGTCCGTTCCGTAAATAAGCTGCTGCAGCACGGTATGCACGCTCTGCATACACACGCCGTCAAACGCCTGTCTTGGTGTAGCCACGGAAAGCCTCCCTCGGCATTGAAACCGTTATATAAATATCGTCCACGAGCTGCCCCGTGGCGTAGAACATGCTTGCCGAAGATATCCCGGAAATACGCCTGCGCTTAAGCGTAGCTAAGGAGACGCTTCCCGCCCCGCCGTATTTAAGGTATGCTTTAAGCGCTCTTTTAAGCTCATACTGCAGCCGGATAAGCGCGTCATCATAATAGCCTCTCCTGCAGGAAAGCACAAACGCTTTCAGCTCCTCACCGCACTCAGCGTACACGTCAAGAGCGAAAAACTTTCCTATAAAATCCCCGTATCTGGAAGCAAGGAGAGCATACAGCCATCTGAACGTAACGCCCCGGCTTCCGTACGCTGTTCCGTTAGTGCCTAAATAAGGCTCGCGCACGCCGCTTGAAAAGCTCCAGTGGAAATCCAGAAGCCTGTAGGGCCTGACGCCCTCTTCGCGCCGGAGGTATTTTGCGTACGAACCGCGGCCGCTCTCAGAGTACTGCTCTGTAAGCGCAAGCCGCGCCCTGCCTACGTGCTTTGTCTCTACTGTTCCCCTTATGCGCTCCGCAAAAGGAATAAGCCTATCCGAAAACTGTCCGGGCATAGTCTACTCCGTCCCCGCCGTCAGTCTGTGTATCAGTATCCCCTACCATTGTAAGGAGCTCATACTCGTAAAAACCGCCGGTCTTTTTCCAGTGTGCGTCCTCATTTATACGGAACACAGTCTCGGTGGCGGGGTCGTTGGTGTCCGTGATGAAATGTATTACCGTCAGTTTTTCACGCGTCCACAGGTACGGCCTGTCAGTAGCCGCTATCGTGTCTCCTTCCTGAACAAGTTTTCCCTGCCGGATATACTGCACGATTGCTTTTACGGGCGTAACGTCAGTACGCGCCCCGAACCCGCCGGTCTTCTGCGGAGCCATGTTGAACGTATAATACTTCCTCATAAGCTCCGGAAAAAATCCGAGCATATCGCCGTAAACAGCCATTACAGTCCCTTGAAGACTTTAGTTTCTTTAGCTCTGGCCGTCCCGTCAACAGGTTTTCCGTTCTGGAATACGACAACGTCTCCGGTTATTATGAGCTTTCCTTTTTCCTGCAGCTCTAAAAGGGAGCTGTACCATGAGGAAGGAAACGTATAAGACACCGCGGGAATGAACAGTTTCCCGTTTATCCGCAGAGGCGACTTCACGTTGAAGTGTGTCCCCGCCTGTTCTGTTATTGTATTTTCAAGTTTTTTAGACATATAATCTCAACCTTAGAGCAGCGCTCTTTATCATCATATACGCTTTATATCCGAACGGATTGCTTTTAAGCCCGTCCAGCGCGTCAGTTAAAGCAGAGGGGTCAGTGTTGAACTGAATCTTAACTCCCCCGATGCTCTTCATTTTTACAGGCACGCCTCCTGAACCTGTAACGCCGTCAGCGTAATCAGGATACAGGTCGGCGATATACCACGCCGTCAGCAGCCCGTAGCATAGACGTGTCTTGTCATAGCGCACGGAATCGTCTTTCAGGCACTTCCACAAGTCGTCAACGCCTGAGAAAGACGCGTACACGTCCGAAATAACCCCGGCAAGGAAATCATTGTAAGTGCTGTCAAGCAGGGAGGAGAACTTATCTCCGTAGTGTGAACGGAAGTATACAGTGTCAATCGGAAGAACTTTTCCGCCGGTTATGACTGGAGCTCCCATTATTTTCCTGCTCCGTCTTTATTTTCAAGCGCCGCGCCTGAAAGCTGCGCCTTTACGGCCGCAAGTTCAGCTTCGAGCGCCTCATTCTTGGCTTTAACGTCTGAGAGTTCTTCTAAGTTAGTCGCGTCGGAAGCGGTCTTAAGCTGCTCCTTAAGGAGCGCAATCTCCTCCGCCTGATGGGCAATCTTAGAGCCGTCGGAAACGGCGTCAGCAGGCTGCGTGTCGGTTTTAATCAACTGCCGGGAAAGTATGTCCGACTTAAAAATCGGGCACCTTGCGTACAGCGCGTTGTACACATCTTCGGTTACAGCCTTAACGTTTACTGAAATAACAGCGCCCTGGGGAGTCTGAACGAGAGTCGGAAGGGTTACTTCCACTTTCGCTTCCCCTCCGGCGTCCCGCGTAATGTATTTTTTGTTGTAGCCTGTGAGGTTTCTAATCCACACGGTGTTTACTTTTTCTTTTGTCTTTGCCATTCTGCGTCTCCTGTTAAATTAAAATCAGGCAGGGGAAGCCCCTGCCTTCCGCTATGCTCAGGTGGTCGGAGTCTGGTATCCGAGGCCCTGAATGCACTTGACTGTTCCGTCAATAGGAGCAATGAGGGAGCCGAGGCGTGAGTACATAGTGTACAGCATGCCCTGGCGTGACATTACCGGAGGAACAATGAATGTAGTCAGCGGTTCAGGAAGAATTACCAAGCCCTGCTGGTCGCCGAGAGCGGAAGAAACTTCCGGAACGGTGATGAATGTAAGGTCGTATCCGTTCGGGTTGAACGGGTTGGTGATTCCGCCTGCGATAGTCGGGTCAAGCATTGTGTCGACTTCAAACTCAACAGCGAGCTTTTTCAAGCCGCCGCCCAAATCCTGTCCGGACGCGAAGTGCTTCTGGATAGTTTCCATCGGGCTTTCTGCTGAGTAGACGTCGCTGTACATGGTGCTTGTGAGCGCTTTATACGTATACGTCGAAACGTTGATTTTCATCGATTTTGACATATAATGGTTGCCCTGCATGAAGTCCGCGATTACCTTGATGAAGGCTTTCGTGATGTCAGAACCTTTAGTAACCGAGTTCCCTTCATAAATAGCGTTCAGGTCAGTTCCCGCGTAGGTTTCCGGTGTGCATGACTGCATAAGGCCTGAGAATCCCGCTTCGGAATCTCCGAAGTAAATCAGCTGGTCCTTCATGCGGTTGATTACCATGCGCGCATATGCTTCCCTGTCGGCGATT